GCCGAACCGACCGCCGAACCGACCGCCGAATAGACCGCCGAACCGACCGCCGAACGGACCGCCGAACCGACCATCATCGCTTCGCTCGCCGGTACCAAACGCTTCGCTATCAGCGTTGCGTACGCCACAGAGCTCAGCGCGGCGCTGAGTGGGCATGGCAACCAGATCACGCGCGGTTCGCGTAACTTTGCAAGCGCGTACAGGCCCTTTATGGCGCGTTCGGCGCGTTCGCGATCCGCCGGTTTCGTGCAAAGGCCGATATCGATCCATTTCCGCACGAACTCAGGGAAGCGCGCTCGCTGCTTCGTGGTTATGTTGGTGATTTTTGTCATGGCCGCAGGTCCTCAGTCAGCAACGTTTCGAATGCCTTCCGGCGCGTATTCCTGTTGCTGCACGATCTCGTAGAAACCGGGAGGCAATGGAATCGATGCATGTTCTTCGTGCCGAACCGTGGCTTCGCTGACAACCTTTAGGAAGCGACGAACGGCATTGCCGGCATCGGTCAGCGAGAACTCGCGAGCTTCGTCGGGAGCAATCGCATGCGCGTGGCCAGTTAGCTCGCCATGCGCGAGCACGATGCGCCCACCATTCGGTGTCACGTCCTTGGCGCCCTTCGGTAGCGCGGGGACTTCACGGATCAGAACATCACCTTGACGGTACAGCTTCATTCGATTCTCCTTGGTTGAAAAACTGACGATGCCAAACGCACTTTTCGTCCGGCGTGCAGCGCTTGCATTCCCGCTGCGGAGCGATGCGCTCAATCTCCATCTGCACCGCGAGACGTTCGATTTCCTCGCATGCCGAGATAAGGCACATGTCTACATATCCTCCGGCAGCCACGACGGTTCGTGAGGATTATCGTAGTTCGAGGTCAGGTCGTGGACCGCCTCGATCGAGGTCGAGCCATAGCCGCGCGGGCCGTCTTCCTCCTGACCATAGAAGTACGCGACCCAATCGTGATCGCGCGTTGGGATGGGCGGGTAGATGTTTTCGACGATGACGCCGTGAACGTGAGTGGTGCCGTACATGTTTCGTCTCCCTGTAGACGACCTTAATCTATCACGGCGTGATTGAACGTGTCAACTACCTGCAACGGTGCCTGCATCAGCACATAGATGCCGTCCACCAGCAGCTCGTTCCAACCCAGCGCCTTGAGCGCCGTGTGCGCGTAGCCGTCCGGCTGAACGAGCTTGCAGTTGTCGAGGACGTAGTTCGGCGCGTAAGTGATGCGGGGCTCGGAAGGTTCGGGGTCGGTGAAGCGGCGCTTCATACTGCGCCAACCTTCGTAAGCGCGGCGCATACACGCGACCAGCATGCTTCCACCTCCGGGCCAACGCCCTTGAAGACAACGCGTTTCCATTCGGCGACCGCATCTCGAAGTGCTACCAGATCATCATGGGCATTGCAGGCTTGGACGATGAAGGTTTTATCAAAAACGTTTGGAACGGGGTCGTACTCGCCACGCCCGGCATGAACGACGACAGTTGAGTCGGAAGATACGAGCTGTGGATTGTCACAGTATGTTTGCTCGCTCTCAAACGTAAGAGGGTCAATTGCGGCGCCGTCTGGTCCACCAATCCAGCGCCATGGCGTCGGCGTATGCGCGCTCATTGGCAGTCCAGAATGATGTCGCTGCCGCTCTGCGAATACGCGCAGACGGCCGAGCCCGTGATGGCGCCGCCGGGAAAGGTTCCAATCTGCGTGCGATCGATGCGCCACCACCAGCGTTGCGTGGTGCCGTTCGTGACCGGCGCAGGACCGTTCTTGGTCGATTGGCTGGATATCTGGCTGAACCAGACAATGCCGCCGGTCGCGTCCTGGTGCACACTGTTGATCGTGCCGACGTATTCGGTCGTCGTGGACGGCTGAATGATCGTCAGCGTGTCGGCCTTGGCGAGGCCGGAGAAGAGGAGAAGCGCGATACCGGATGCGGCGACAGCTCCGCAGACCTTGGGCCAGCTGATGGACTTGCTCATGAAGCTGAACTCCTTTTGGGTTTATTGACAACGGTAAACTATCACGCGATGATAGAGGCGTCAATAGGGAGATAGCGATGACACCAGAAAACGCCGCATTGATTTACCGGATGTATCGCAGAGCGTTTCGTCTCTTGATGAACGTGCCTATTGGCGATCATTGCCTGTTTCGTGTACGCAGCATCGAATGCGACTATTGGCGTCGTCGCTACCAGTCTCGGCCAGATTCGGCTTTCGCAGAGGCTTTCAGGCGTGGTTTGCTATGAAGCTCATCACAGAAAAGTCGCAGCGGCGTGCTGAGTGTGGCGCCGAGCAACCGACGCTGCTGAAGTTCGAGCGGTCGGGGCTGGTGTGCTACGGGTGCCTGCAGGACGCCGTGGAAGCTCTGTACGAGTGTTCGCCGCAGAGCACAGAGCCGACAACACCGCTCACGGAAGTACGTCCGCTCCCTCGGTGCTCTGGGGATACGATCAAGATGCGCAGATACATGAATCCGCCTCTTGCGCAAACCGACTCATTGGAGCCAAAATGAAAACGCCCCGACAAACGAAGGCTTGTCGAGGCGTTGAAGGCCGAGTTGCCGCTCAGCCAGTAAACGAGGCGATTCTGCACCAACAGGGTGCAATAGAACAAGCCTCCCTTCCTAGAAGCGGCCGCGCAGCCTTCCGTCGGGGACACGAAAGACGGACGCGCCTGCGGAGCGCGAATCCCACAAACCCGCAGAAGGCCTCGCCGACTACCCACGGCGGCTGTACACCAATCGCGGGCAACGGTGACCCCTTACGCCCCGCGCCGTGGCAGGCTTGCGAGCCTGGCCGCCCTGAACAAGCCAGGGCCCAGCAGATGGCTGGACGGGGAGCTGAGTACCCGGCGTGCCTACCGCCACGGGGAAAAGGGGTTTTCTATGCGTGAAAACATAACCCACAGGGTGGCGACAATGAATGAAACGATTCCGTCGAAGGTCAACTCCTTCATCCGCAGCTTATCCGAAGATCGCGAGCTCGCCGCCTACATGGCCGGCGTCCTGCGCGGCATCTACATCACCGGCATGTCGCCGCCGGATGCGATGACGTTCCTCTACAACGCCTGGCACGCCGGAGACGCGATCGACATGGAGAAGATGCCGCAAGCTGATATTGCTCTGCGCCAGGTGCTGAGCCTCGACGTGCTGGCAACGTTTCGGTTGTTCGATCAGATGCGGGTGAACTGAATGGCCAAGCTCCGACCCGTCAATCCACAAGCCCGCATCCTGGGCGCACTCGCGCTCGCACCGATGACGGTCGAGCAACTCTCGCGATGCTTGACGCTTCCGGCCATATCGATCCGTCACGCGCTTCGCCAACTCGGTCCGCGTGTTGCGTGGGAATCGACGTGCAAGGTCGGATTCATTGACTACCGAATCTACAGCGTGCGACATGGCTGAGAACCTGGATTTCACCTACGTTCCGGAGCCTTCCGTAGTGACGCACACCGTCACACTAGGTACGCCGACAACGCCCCCACAAGCCGACGCCGGCTGGTACGCGCTCCAGATTGAGCGCTATCATCCGGTCGAAGCGTGGAAGGATCAGCTGGCCTTAGTGCCGGAACAGTTCAGACCGAAAGCGCGCGACTATCTCGTTCAGCGCTACAAGCTCCTGGCGCGACGCAAGCGGCTTGCGGAGTGGGGCAAGCAATCGCCTACCGGGAATCGTGAGATCGAGCGCCTGAAGGCGATTGTGCAACGAATGTGAGGTTACGAAATGCGCCACGTGCGGCCCATCCGCGTCGAGAGACGACGAGGCCGCAGCCGATGCACCCGGACGACCCCCATCCCACGGGTACAGCGCATCGGCAGCCTCGGCGCATCTTCTTCCACAATGCCCCATCCTGCGCTAGAGTGACTCGCCCGTGGCCCGGCGTCCTCCCTGTCGCATGCCACGTGGAAGTCGGCACTGACGACGCCACGCGTCCGTGCCGGCGCCTAGAATGAGGGAGCCATGGACGAGACGAACCAGCGCGCGATTCGACTGAGCGGCCCGATGGATGCGCGCGTATTCGCATTCTTCGCCTGCGTCAACGAGTCCGGCGTTGCCTCGCCCAACGTGCCGCGCCTTGCGCACCGTCCGTGGCCCAAGTACGCCCCCCTGCTCGGCCCGATCCGTCACGCGATCTTTCTTGCGCCGTTCGTGCGCGATATCGAGGCCGCCTCGCAGGAGCAGATCGACGACGAAACCAAGGAACGGTTCGTCGAGGCCTTGCAGCGCAACGTGAGCGAGCTCGAACAGGAGAACGTCTGATGGCGCCGCGTGGGATCAGGCTCAATAATCCAACAAATATTCGCCACGGCGACAAGTGGCAGGGCTTGACGGCCGACCAGCCGGACCCGTCCTTTTGCAGCTTCAAAACGGTCCCTTACGGCCTGCGCGCCGCGGCGATCATCCTCGACGGCTACCAGCACAAGCACAATCTTTGGACCGTACGCCAGATCATCAATCGTTGGGCGCCGCCGAGCGAGAACGACACCGATGCGTACGTGAAGGCCGTCGCGGCCGCGTGTGGCGTCAAGCCTGACGAAACCTTCCCGTTGCGCGGCACGAAGCACATGCGCGACCTCTTGAAAGCGATCGTGCATCACGAAAACGGAGAGAACCCCTACGCGGACAGCGTGTTCGACCAAGGCATTGAGCTTGCCAGAACGACATGACGCCCGAAGTCGGCATGATCAGCCTGATCGTCGCGATCGTCGTGCACGCGCTGGTGCTCTTGTTCAAGTCTCCGAAAGAGGTCAACAGCGAAATGGCTAAGCGTCTGGGCGATGTCGAGCAGGACCACGAATTGCTGGCGCGCCGCTTCGAGCGTCATGACGAAGTGGTCAAGAATCTGATCGAGGCGATTAATCGCCTGACGAGCCGCATCGACAAGCTGGAGCCCTACTACCGGCCGCCGGGGCGTCGTGGAAACTGAGCGTCTCGCCACCGCGACGGAGCAGATGGATCGGCTCGCCGACCGTCTTGACGCCATTCTGGAGCAGCGTGAGCGCAATCAGATCACGGTCACGCACACGCAGGCCGGAAACATGGGGTTCTTCGGCGGCATTGCGATCGCGCTTTGCGGAGCCACGATTTTTCTCATGATTGCCTTCATGATCATCGAGAACCGGAGCTATACTCACCTCGACAATCAAGTGGATCAGCTGCGCGCCTGGATAGACGTGCACTCGCGCGAGATCGGCAAGCTCCAGGCCGAGAAAAAGAAACCGTAATTCGGGAGACGACCATGGCAACCTCGATCATCATCGGCTCAGGCGGCGCGCACCAGGCCATCAACGACATGAACACGGCTGGCATGAACTGGACCGACGCACAGCGCGCGAACGCCACGAAGATCCTTCAAGACTTCATCAAGACCGCCAACGGCTTCACGGCCAACCCGCAGCCGGCCGCGTGAAGCTGATCCACAATGCCGGTGACTGGTGGCGGTTTTGGTCGATCCGCTTCATCGCCATTTCCGGCGTGCTCGTCGCGACCATCGTCGCCATTCAGGCGATGCCGGAGACGTTCCAGGCCTACGTGCCGGCGTGGTTCAAGCAAATGCTCGCCATTGGTAGCTCGTTCGGCACGTTGCTTGCCGGCCTTTCGCGCGTGGTTCAGCAGACGCCCGCGCCAACCCCGGCCGCGCCTGTGATCGTGCCGCCGGACCCATTGCCGGTCGTGGAAGAGAAGGCCCCCGAGTAGTGGGGAACATCACCGTCAAGCAGCACTTCGATGCGCTCCTGCGCGAGCGCGACAAGCGTCATCGCCAGCGTGACGCCCTGATGGGCCGAGCCATCGAGACGGCCTTGGCGTCGCTCAATAAGCGCCTAGACCTTCTGAACGAGCTGCGCGGCAATGTCGCGACGCGCGAGCAGCTCGACGCGGTCACGTTGCGCATGACCGATCTGAAATCGACTCTGGACCTTCTTGCCGGCGCCAATACCGGCAAGGACAAGACCTGGGCCGTGATCGTCAGCGCGACTGTGGTCGCGGGTGTATTGTTCGGAATCGCGGGATTCTTTCTCGCGCACCTGGGAGCTTCCTCATGAGCGTAGGCCTGATCCTTCTGATTTTGGTCATCGTCCTCTTGTTCGGTGCATTGCCGACCTGGGGGTATTCGCAGAACTGGGGCTCGGCCCCGAGCGGCCTCCTCGCCGTGGTCCTGATTGTCGTCCTGGTCTTGTTCCTGACTGGCCGTCTGTAAATGCCAACCGGCTTCGTCCTTTACGTGATCCTTGCCGTCGCCGGTATTGCCGCGCTGGGCGGTGCGTACTGGACCGGTGATACGCATGGCAACCATCAGGCTGAGCTCGCTTGCGCCAGATCGACGGCCACAGCCAACGCCGTCGCGATCGAGGAATGGAAGCGCGCGGCGGACGATCAGCGCGCGGCTGATGGCGAGGCCCGCAAGGCCGACGCCGCTCGCGCCTCCAAGGCCGCTGATGACGCGCAGGCCATCGCCAATCGATTCGCGGCTATGAAGATCGCCGTGGTCAAGCTGGCGCCGCCCGGAACCTGCAAACTCTCTCCCGAGTGGCGTGAAGCCTTCAACGGTGCCCGATGAGTCAGCAAACACTTGATTGCGCCTACGCGGCGATCGGCTGGACGCTATTCATGGTGACGGCGTTCTTTGCCATCGAGGCCTACTGGTTGGCCCGTAGCGGCCTTTCTCACCTCAGGGCCTGGCGCACGGCGCGTTCCGAAACAAAACGCGTCCTAGGCGCGTGGAGAGCGTCTGAGAGGCATGGCAAGAGCACAGTGACGAGCCTCCTGATCTTGTTGCTTGCCAGCTGTGCCGCACCCACGCCGCGCGTGATCGCACCGCCGCCTGTATGCCCCGCATTGCCCGAGCGGCCGCCGCAAACCGACACCCGATTACCCGAGTTTCTCCCCACCCTTTCGCCGGACACCACAGACGCCACGGCGGCTGGTGAAATCCTGCGCGTCAGAGTAGATTCCGCAGCGCAGTATCAGGCGTGCCGCGCCAACAATGCCGCGCTGGCCGACTGGATCATCCATCACAGCCAGGAGTGACCCATGACGAACAAGCCGGACCCCAAGGAACACAAGAAGGCCGAGCCCAAACTCTCAGTCGAAGATCGCCTCGCCATCCTCGAAAAGGCCGCGCTGACCCACGGTTGGCATCTGCCGCACGCGGTCGAGCCCGAGCCCGAAGCACCGCCGGCTGAGTAAGCATGGCCGCCAGGTGATTGCAGCAGCAACCCTCATTCTCGCACTGGCCGTCTTCGCACTCGGCTGGTGCATTGTCACGACAGGAGAAAAGATCATGGCAACCATTCAAGACGTGAATGCCGCGCTCGACGAGCTCGGTACCTCTCTCGGCACTCAGCTGACGGCCATTCAGACCGAAATCCAGCAGCTCATCGACGCCGGCAATGGCGCAACGGGCGCAGAGCTTCAGGCCATCGTCGATCGCATCGGCACGCTCAAGACGGGTGTGGACGAAACGATCACGTCGCTGGGTTCGGACGATCCGCCCAGCCCGTAATGAGCGCATCATCCCCACACCCGAACTCGTTTCCGGTAGAGCGTGTCCAGGTCATGGACGTTGTTCTGCGGGAGCTTGCCAAAGGGCGATCCATGAGTTCGGTATGTTCCGATGAGGGCATGCCGGATCGGGTGACGGTGTGGCGGTGGATACAGGGCGATCCCGAGTTTGCAACGAAGTACGCGCACGCGCGCGAAATGCAGGCCGAGCTTTATGCCGATGAAATCGTTACGATTGCCGACTCCGAGGACGATCCGCAGAAAGCGCGTAACCGCATTGGTGCTCGTCAATGGTTCGCTAGCAAGCTCCGGCCTCGCGTGTATGGGGACAAGATCGAGCACACCGGCAAGGACGGCGCCCCGCTCAATGGCGCGACGCTGGATGCAGGCGGCGTGATCGATGGGCTGGTGGCTCTGGCGACCGAGCACCCGATCGCCGCACACCCGTTGCGCAAGCTGCTGCAATCTGCGCTTGAACGTATCCCGGTGCCCGAGTAAATGGCTCTGGCCCAGCCAGTAGGACAATCCGTCGGCCAAGCCGTCGCGCAGCCCATCACGGGGCCGCAAGGCAGCTCAGGCGGCGGAGGGGGCGGCGGCGCGGCATCGAGCGAGCCCGTCGTCTACCAGCAGACCGCCTACCCAGGCGCCAGCTTCAACAACGTATCGGGCGCGCAGACGTTCAACCTACCCAACGTGTTCCAGGGCGGCCGTGATGTGATCGTGGCGCTGGAGTGGTTCCAAGGCTCGAGCGCCGGCATCGCCAGCGTGACTGTCAATGGTGTTGCCGCGGTGCGCTGGGGCCAGGGAGCCGGCACGACCGCTCGCACCGAAGTCTGGGCCGCGGCCAATGTTCCCGCCGCTGGCAATAAGCAGGTGACGATCACTCCGAACGCCGGCACGGGCTTCTACATCAACGCCGGTGCGGCCGAGATATCGCGGCTCTCATCGACGACGGTCGCCGACGTGATCGGCAGCACCAGCAACACCAGCGGCGTGCCGAGCGCGACGACGGCAGCCACCAATCAGGCGGCCGAAGCGATCGTCAGCATGTGGCGCGACAACGCGGGCCTCTCCACTGCCAATACGGTGACGGCGCCACTGGCCGGCCTATTCAGTCAGGCGGACGGCAACCTCAATCTCGGCGGCGGCGGCGGCTTCCGGCTGACCAACCGCCAAGAGGCGCAGTCGGGTGCATTCACCTGCACGCCGGCTACGACGTGGTTCGCGGACACTTTTGCGCTCAAGTTCGCGTTGCCGGTCACGTGGGTAGGCCAGACGATCCAGCTCTGGGGTGGATCTGACGCCTGGAGCCCACTCACGCTCTCGTACGCCTCAGCCTCAGCCACCGGCGCACTCGTGGTTTGTGCCGCATGGTGGAACAGCAACCGCACCATCGGCAACCCATTCCCTCTGCCGACCGACAGTGCCGGAGCCTTCACCTCAGCGGTCAATCCGCTTGGCACGGCCAGCGGCACGCCGCTCGGTATCCTGATCGCACATGAGTTCAATCCATCGGTGGCGACGCACACGATCACGCCCTCGCCGCTCAACACCGACGACGACGGCTGCTTCGCTGCGCTCTACATCCCCGCCGTGACGGCATTGCGTTGCACGGGCACGACGCGGCGCTACCACGCACCCGTAACGCCGCCGGACGCCGGCACGTACCAGAATTGCAGTGTCACCACGGCCGGCAGTGCGCCGCAGGTCGGCGACATCTTCGTTGCCGTCTTCGGCATGGACCCAAACTCGGTCACGAACGCGGACATCAACTGGCAGCCGCCCGCTGGCGCCGTCGTGCTTGCACAGCGCTATGATGTGCGCGATATCGTCGGCTACCTCACCGTGGTCGGCGTCATCACCGTAGCGGGACACCTCACCCTCAACCCGACCTGGACGGACGCCAACACGTTCTGGGCCGAAGGCGGCATAGCGGTCTACCACTAGGACTCGATCATGAAGCATGAACCCCTGATCCTGCCGACCACAGCCGCAGACGGCACCACGGTCGCGGACACCAAACAGCTCAACACGACCGAGGCCGACAAGGTGTTGATCCTTGCGACAGCCGCGCTTGCGGGCGCCGAGGTCGTCAACCTCTTCGTTTTCTCAAGTGCCAACACGTTGGTGCCGGTCTACAACGGCGCCGGCACGCAAGCGCAGCTCAATGCCACGACGCAATCGATCATGGTCGAAGGCGGCTTCATCTACGGCGTACAGAAGTCCGCGACGGCCGGTGCGACTGGCGTTGACTACTACCTGAAACCGCGCAGGTAATCGCGGTCCATCGTTCCCACGCGAGTCAACCCCGAGGAATACGCTCATGGCAAAGAACCTCCGCGGCGTCGCCGCCCAAGTCAACGCCTTTCCGAACAATCAGCGCCTTGCGACGATGGGCGCTCATCCTCTGGCCCTGACGGCCTACAAGCCGGCCCTGCAAACGGTCAATGCGTCCGTGGTGCTGGTCACTGACACGGACCTTCAGCTCAACCTCGGCATGAACGGCTATTGGTTCGTCGAGGTGAACGCGAACATCGCGATCGCCAACGCGGCGCACAACATCCGCTACGCCTTCGCGGGTCTGGAGGGGCTTGTCACCGAAGCGGCCAGCGTGTCGCTAGGTCGCGGTTTCCTCGGCATCAGCGGCGTCGCCGGCCAGGAAGACCCGATCACGAACGTCTCCATCACCGTCACCGGCGGAACGACGAGCGCGTGGACGAGCCTTCGCATTGCGATGGGCTTCCACATCCTCCAGCCGGGCGTGTTGGCGCTCCAGTTCGCGCAGAACGTCTCGGGCGCGAGCAACACCAGCATCCAAGGCGGCTCGACGATGAAGGCGACCTATTTCGCCAACCAGCTCAACCAGTAGCCCATGCTGCAACAGATCGAAGGCCTCGGCCTCAATCAGCGCGGTATCCCTCCGCAATTCAAGGGGGCCGTGGCTTCGATCGGTGCGAACCGCCCGTGCATCGTCTCGCGCGCGACGTACGCGAACTACTCGATCGCGGCAGCGTCGTTCACGGCCAACGCGGCGCCGGTCATCCTGTCGTATACGTTCCCAGGAAATACGCTGGTTCCGGGCACGCAGATTCGCTACGTGCTCGGAGGCCTCTACGGCAACCAGTCGGGCGGCGTGCAGAACCTCGGCGCTCGAGCGAAGATCACCGGCGCCAACGGCTCGTTCCAGATGCTCGGAGGCCGCGCCACGATTGCGAGCCTCGCCGGCTTCGTGCGTGCGTGGCGCGTCGAAATGGTCCTCGCGGTGTCTATCCCAGCAGCGGACGGTCAGTACGTGCCGAACTTGCGCACCAGCGCCAACACGGCCAACAGCACCTACACGTCGAACCTCGCGCCGAACAACGCGATCGCATTCACCGACCTGTCCTCGACGCATGTGACGGACGGTGTCTTCGCGCTCGTCCAGGACGTGGGTGGCGTGTTGCTCAACGCAACGCCGAACGGCACGGTGCTGAGCTCCAACATTTTCCAGCAGGTCTTCGATGCGACGCAGAATATCCGTGTGGACGTGATCCTCGACTCGGTGACGCAGATCAGCGTGTCATGCGGCTACATGGAGGCGCTGTGAGCGCGGCCGTCGAGAACGATCTGCTGAGCCGCTTGGAGCAGGTCGGCGCCATGGTCGGCGCAAACCTTCGCGCGATCTATTTCCCGGAGGATGGCCCGTTTTCGCGCCACCTCTATCCGCGCTCGATGGAGTTCTTTGCCGCGACCGGAACTGGGCTCTACAAGGTCTTCAGCCTCTTCGGCGGCAACCGCACCGGCAAGACGTTCTCGCCGTGCTTCGCGGTCGCGTGCTGGGTCACCGGCGACTATCCCGACTGGTGGGATGAAGTGGGTGGCCTGCGCTTTCAGAAACCCATCCGTGTCTGGTGCGCCGGTGAGACGGGCACGCTGGTGCGTGAGACATTGCAGCGTTATCTCATCGGCAACAAGGAGCGACTCGGCCAAGGCTGCCTGATTCCGCCCGAGAATATCGGCCACGCCGCGTGGCAGACCAAACCGCAGGGCTTGTGCGAGAAGGTCATCATCAAAGGCCGCTTCGGCGAGTCCACGATCTTTTTCAAGTCCTACGATGCCGGCCGAGTGCGCTTCGCGTCGGATGTCGCTGATGTGGTCGTTCTGGACGAGGAACCGCCTGCCGGCATCTTCTCCGAGTGCCTGACCCGCACCGGCACGACCAAGGGCATCATCATCAACGCCTTCACGGCGCTGAAGGGCGTCACGCCACTGGTGGGTATGCTGCTGCCGCAGTACGCGGGTGGCGAGGATGTCGATCAGCTCGACGTGGCGCGCTGGCACACATTCATCGGCTGGGACGATATCCCGGTGGCGCAGCTCTCGATGCAGGAGCGCAAGCGCTTGGCGTCGAGCTATCTCGCTTCGGAGCTCATGGCCCGCACCAAGGGCATCCCGACGATCGGCTCGGGCATGGTCTGGCCGGTGCAGGAGTCCGATATCCTGGTGCCGGCGTTTGCGCCACCCGAGGACTGGCCGCGCTTGGTCGCGCTCGATCCCGGATTCGAGCACGGCACCGGAGCGCTCCTGTTCGCGCTCGATCAGGAGTCTGACGCGCTCTATATCGCCGCCGATCATTGGAAGCGCCTGGAGCACCTGAGCGTGCACGCGGCCAAGATCCATGCGTGGGGCGAGTGGATTCCGACCGTCATCGATTACGCCAGTGGCGTCAACGTGGACGACGGTGAGGCGGTAAAGTCGAAGTACCGCAAGGCGCTCAAGAACCCCGTCTTCAACGCCAACAAGGCCTTCAGCCTGGGGGGCGCCGAGGTCTACGATCGCATGTGCGACGGGCGCCTCTTCGTGATGGACAGTTGCCGGCTGTGGCTGGAGCATTTCCGCCAGTACGTGCGCAACGAGAAGGGAAAGATCGCCATGCCCAAGGATGCACGCGACCCGAAGTTTCACCACTTCGAGTTGATGGACTGCACGCGGTATGGTGCGATGGGCATTCAGCATGCCAAGGTCATGCCGGCCGAGGTGCGCTCGCGCCGTCGTCAACACCTTCCTGACCGCGAGCAAGGGCCCGAACAGTCGATCAACGTCATGCGGGGTGTGTTATGACGCCGCGTTTTTCCATGACGCCAGAAGGTTTCGCAGAGGCGGTTGCTTATTTGAAGAAAGTAGGTCACCTCGATGACCTACAAAAAGAACAAAGCACGGATGGCTACACGCTCATCCATCTTGCAAACATTTGGTTTGAGAGGTTGGGCGACGCATGAACGCAACGGCAGGCAGTTCCGGCGCGCAGCCGACCTCGCAGCCCACGGATGCGCCGGGCAACGGCCGCTTGCGCAATACCGCGCTCGACAGCTCCGCGATCGACACGGATGCGCTGGACGGCATTCTCGCCAGCATCCACACGGACCCGAAGTCGCTCGATCTGGCGCTGCTCGGTCCGTTGCGCGATCAGCTGGAGGAGTTCGAGAACGACCCCGAAATGGATTGGGGCGACGATCCTGCGGTGCAGCTCCTCGGCAAGACTGTGGGTGGCATCGTGGACGAGCAGACGCGGCGCCTGGACGCGCTTGCCAAGGAATGTATGGACGACTTCTACGATTGCGTGGACGCGTCCGATGAGCCGCGCCAATCGATGATCGACGACGAGCGCCAGTACCGCGCGTTGTCACGTATCCGCGACTCCAAGCGCTACGCGAGCGACGCCGCTGATCGCGATGTGCAGGACGATGACCGCATCAACATGCACACTACGCGCACGCGCACGACGATGTACGGCGCGCGGCTTGGTGACGTGATCTTCCCGACCAACGATTATCCGGTGCGCATCGTCGCGCCGGAAGACCCCAAACCCGAGGACTACCCCGGCTATGCCGCCGCGCTGGAGAAGGCCAAAGCCGAGTCTGCCGCGTCCGCACAGCCGCCACAGGCCGGCCCGGACGGTCAGCCGATGCCGGCGCCGCCGCCCCTGCCCGACGAAATGGTGCTGTCGATCAAGGACTATGCCGACTCCTGTGCCGCGAACATGCAGGCGTGGGTGTTCAAGCAGTACGACGCCCAGCACTTCACGAAGAAGGGACGCGAGACGCTGGAGCGTGGCTGCAAGGTCGGCTGCGGGCTCATGTACGGTCCATTCCCAGATATCGACCGCAAGCGCGTGCCGAAGTTGAAGCCGCTCACGGAAGGCGTGCAGGAAACGTTTCTGGATTTGGAAGTTCAGGAAACGAAGACACCCGGCATCGAGGCGCGTGATCCGTTTCGGTTTTTCTACGACATGACGCCGACGCTGGAGGAATCGAACGCTTGCTACTACGTCAACTTTTGGACCGTGCGCCAGCTCTCGGACTTCAAGTCCACGCCGCGCGTGATTGTGCCGACCGTCGAGAAGATGCTGGCCGACGACAAGCCGAAGGTGAGCGCCAAGCTCGCGACCTGCGTCAACAAGCGCGCGGAAGGCTCGGGCATGAAGGAGTCGATTCGCGACCGCTATGTAGTCGTCGAAATCGATCGCATCCTGCGTCCCGAAAAGCTCAAAGAGGTGACCGGCATCGAGTGGGATCACGACGATCTGCCGCTGGTCAAGATGTGGGTCAGTGACGAAGGCTGCCTCAAGTTCAAGATGACGCCGCTTGAACGCGATTGGCGGCCGCCGTACTACAACTTCGGCATCATGCCGAAGGACGACACGATTTACTGGTACTCGGTGCCGACCATGGGTCGCAGCGGGCAGAAGTTCGTGGACGGCTCGCTGAACGCGACGCTGTTCAACGCCGCCGCATCCAAGGCGCCGATCATCGTCACCAACAAGGGTCAGGTGCAGCCGAACAACGAGCGCTGGCGCCTCGGCGACATGATCGTCTTCAACAATCTCAACCCCGATCTGCCGGCGAGCGACGTATTCGCCTCGATTTCGGTCGAATCGAACGTCGAAGGCAATCTCAAGATGCTGGCGCAAGCGCTGGCGATGTTCGACGACGACACGCTGTACGAGCAGATTCTCTCGGGCAATCTTTCCGGCGAAGCTATCGCCGCGTCGCAGCTGGCGCAGATCGTCAACCTCGCGAGCGTCTTCCAGCGCCGGCTTGCCGGCTACGCAGACGACTTCCTGATCGGACCGATCACCGAGCGATTCGTGTGGTGGGGCAACATCTACGAGGACGACCCGGATCTGAAGGGCCCGCATGTGGTGAAGCCCATCGCGGCGACGCAGTTCGTATCGAAGGACATCCTGATTCAGCACCTGCAAGCGCTGACGCAGCTCTCGACCACGAACCCGTCCTTCCAGGGCTTCGCCGACAACTACAAGCTGTTCCGGCTCAACACGAACCTCCTCGATATCCCCGACATCGACGATGTAGTTTACCCGCGCGAGAAGGCGTTGGAGAATCAGGGCAAGCTCCAGCAGTCGCAGCAGGGCCCGGAAGCGGCGAAGATGGCCGACATCGAGCGCCAGAAGATGAAGGATCAGGCCGACATCGAACTCGCGCGTGCCAAGTTGGACCAAGAAGGCCAGCTCGAAATCCAGCGCCTCAACACCGAACTCCAGTTGAAGCAATTGGCGATCCGCCAGGCGATGATCGAGCTCGCGACCGCCAAAGAAGTCGATTTCGCCAAGATCAACGCCGACATCGCCAAATCGACGCAGGACAACGTGGTCTATGCGCGGTTGGAGACGGCCAAGCTCGCGGCGACACCCTCCCCTTACTCGGCGAAGGATTGAGCCATGGCAAAGACCGCGCCCGATCCGAACGTCCTCTACCGCGAGGAATACGAGACGCTGATGGAGGCGCTTGCTGTGTCCTCGCTGCGCAAGCCGCTTGAAAACTACCTCAACGCGCGCCGTCGCGGCGCCGGTGAGACGATGTTGACGCCGTCGTTGACGCTGGACCAAATCCAGATCATCCGCGGCAAGGCGCAAGCCTTCAGCGAACTGCTGGCGATGTGCCTTTCCGCCAAAGCCATCCATTCCGAGAACGAGGGAGACTGATCCATGGCCGAGAACCTGACCACCGCCGCGCCAGAGGCACCGCTGAGCGAGGAAGACCGCTTCGCCGCCACCGTGGAGGCCGCGCGCGCCGCCAAAGACACGCTGGCCACCGAAGCCAAGCCGCCGCCGACCGCCGCGCCGACGCCCAATACCGAAGGCGCACAGCCCGAGCGCGCGCGCGACCCCGCGACGGGCAAGTTCCTGTCCACCGACGCCAAACCGCCGGCTGCCGCGCCGTTCGACGGCTACGAGAATCTCCCCGAAGCCGCGCGCAAGTATCTGGATAAGTTGCAAAACGATACGAAGGCGGCGCAGAATCGGGCCGCAGCCGCGCAACGCGACCTCGAAAGGGCACGCCGGCAGGCTCCGCCACCGCGGACCCCGCCACAGCCCCAAGCCCGAGCTCCGGCACCGGCGCCACAGCCCCGCGCAACCCCGAAATGGGACGCCGCGAAGGCGGAATACCCGGACTTTTTCGCCAGCCTCGAAGAACGCATGGCGGCGACGGAGGCCGAGCAGGGCCGCAAGCTGACCGCCTTGGAGCAGCAGCAGGTCAAGCTCGACCAACAGCTCCAGGAAACCCGCCAGATCGCCGACCGTTTCCAGGCACGCGAGGCCGAAGAACGCAAGACGCACACCCGCGAAGTACTCGACACTCTGTCACCGGAGTGGAAACGGACCGCCGGGTGGGTCGATGACGATGGCAACGCCATTCATCCCGATCAGCAAGTCTTCCGTCCCGAATTTCAAGCCTGGCTCGACGCGCTCCCGCCCTCGGTACGGGCGATCAAGGAGGCTCAGCTGGAACACGATGATCCGCATGTGCTGGGTTCGGTGTTCCAGGAGTTCGATCGCGACTATGCCGAGGCGATGGGTTGGACGGGGAACCGTCCGGACGCCAACGGGAATACCGCCACGCCCGCCCGCGATCCGGTCGCTGCTCGCCGCGCCGATGCCCTGAACGATCGACAGCCACGCCCGAACGGCGGCTCGCCCAAGCGCGATCCGGCCCCACGGCCTGGCGACATGAGCCGAGGGGACGCCGAAGAGGCGGCCTATCTCGCCTCGATTCAGCCCGAGAACATGCAAAGGTGGCGCGGTTTACGAACATAGGGGTTTGACCCATGGCTGTTGCGAATTACGCCCAGCAGAATTGGCCGAACGGCAGTGCCAATCCGCAATACCTTGCGCTCAAGGAGGTGTTGGATACCGCACCGGCCTACGAGTGCATCAACGACGCGTGCGACGAGCGCACGGTGCAGAAACAGATGGGCGCGAACATCAACCTGCGGCGTTACTTCACGCCGGCAGTCGATGCCACGCCCGCGCCGGAAGGCGTCCAGAAGGAGCCGCGCTCGCTGCTCTTCGAGGACTTCGTTGGCACGATGCTGCGCTACACCGAGCGGTTCCAGGTCACGCGCGTCGATTACGACCTCAATCCGTACAACGCCGTCGCGGCTGCGCAGGATCGTCTTCGCCAGCTGATCCTCTCGACGCGAGAGCGCGTGCGTTGGAACGCCGCGATCACCTTCGCCAACGTCATCTACAACTCGACGGCGGTGTCGGCGATCAACCAAGTCAACGGGCCGATTCAGCCCGGACGCCTGCAGGTCATCATCCGCGCCATCCGCAACGCCAAGGGCGAGGTGTTCGACCAAATCGCGCCCGGCGTCAACAAGGAAGGCACGAGCCCGACCGAGGCCTGCTACAACGTCTACAGCCACACCGACCTCGAACCCGACTGGCGCGCGTTCCCGGACTTCTCGACCGTCGCCGAGACGCCGAGCGGCAAACCCAAGAGCCTGTGCCATTTCGGCAACTGGCAGAACGCGTGCGTCTACACGACGCCCGAGGCGCTGATCCTCCTCGGTGCCGGCGCGGCCTCGACGACCATGAAGAACACGGCTGGCGTCGCCGACGTGTATCCGGTGATCGTCACTGCGCGCCATGCCCTGACGAGCGTCAAGCTCGCCGGTGGCGGCAAGGAAGGCTTCGGGAACCTCAACATCAAGGTTCTCGACGAAGCCGATAAGGCCGACCCGAACAATGACTGGGTCGATATCGTTGCGTCCTGGTACGACCTCTGCATGGTGACCTCGAACGACTGGGGTTACGTGTGGTATGTCGCCGCGACGCTCAACCCGTAATAGGAGCCGGCAACCATGGCAGTTACGACTTACAGCAGTGCTTTCGGCCAGCTCCCGCAAGCGCCGACGCGGTTCGAGGACCGCTCGACGAACGTCCGGTATGCGGGCCTTGCGATGTCGCAGTACTTCCGTGTTGCGATTCCGATCGGCACGGTCACGACCGACATCATCAATCTCTGCTCGATCGCGGCCAATGTGCCGGTCGCAGTCCCGCAGATCGCCGGCATCCGGTTCAAGCGTTTTGTGATCCGCTCCAGCGCCAACGCGGGCGGCACGATGACGTTCAACCTCGGCTACGTCGGCTCGGCCTCGGCCTTTGGTGCCTCGTTGACGACGATTCAGTCAGCGACGACGCTCGATGTGCCGATCGCGACGATCATGGCCGCGGGGCCGGTGCTGCAGAACACCTTGGTCCAGATGGTCATGAACGCGGCCGGCCCGACCACGACCGCCTGCGTCGTCGATGGTTTCATCGACTACCTCTTGCAGGCCCCGTAACGTTTCGCGTCACTCCAGCCGGCCTCATCTTGGGGCCGGCTCTTTTCCCAGGGAGATTCCATGGCCGGCGTACCCAAGTCCGAACAGTTCAATCTCGCGAAGATGCGCCAAGCGCGTTTCGAGGGATTCAAGCGCGAGCACCTCGCGCAAGCATGCGTCCTGATCCTCGGCAATGCGCCGGAGGAGAGCGACACCGAGGACGACATCATTACCGCGCTCTGCGGCGCCTGCAATCTGCCGCGCGCGCGGCCCGAGGGCGAGCAGTTGCCGCCGGGCGAGCGCATCGCCGCCGCGACCAAGGCGGCCGGCGTCACGCTCATTCCGCAGCCGAAAATCGGCGCGCTGGGGCGCATCCCGAATCTCTCCAGCACCGGCAAGTGGGAAGGCCGCAAGCGCCGCGTGCAGTTCGCGCTCGCGAACAATCCCGAAGGCACGATCACGCTCGGCTGGGACGGCACGCAGAAATGGACGATCCAGACGCCCGATATCGTGGACATGCCGTGGCCGTACTGGCAGCGCGTCAAGGATTCGGTGCTGGTGGACGACAAGTCGAACAAGGCGCGCAAATTCAAGCACGACGACGACGGCAAGCTCTACGTCACGACCAAGCCGAAAAAGACGGCGGTCTACCAGTACGTGGATCTTGGCGACGTGCCCGGCACGGAGAATCTTCCGACCTCGTACTGGGAGTTCTTCCGCAACGAAGCGCTCAAGAACCACTGCTTCCGTGGCTTCGGCCGCACGGCGCTGGTGATGGTGTACAACAAGCTCCGCGATCAGCAGACCTCGAAATTCTTCGAGGGCAAGGACAACATGGCGCTTCGGCGCCTGATCGCCGAGATTCTCGATCCGTCACTGGTGCAGCTGATGGACGAGGAAGCCTACGAAACCGAATCCGCCGGCATCGGCTGATAGCCAGGAGAGTCTTGCGTGGCAACGTTTCTGACGCTGTGCCAGAGCGTGCACCGCAAGATGCGGGGCGGCAACGCCACACCGGGATCGCTGCCGAGCGCGATTCCGGTGCCGACCACGCCGCGTCAAGACCAGATGGTCTACGACATCGTGGACGCGGTGCAGTTGGCGTGGGAGAACCTTCAGAACCTCCACGCCGGCTGGAAATGGATGTGGAAGCGCTCGACGCTGCCGCTGGTCGCCGGCACGCGCACGTACGACCTTGCGCTGATCCGCACCTCGACGCCGCTCTATGATTGGATCAAGACGTTCGACGTGCCGGGCGGCCCGATCTACCTCAACATTTACGACAGCGGCCAAACGCAGCTGACGGATCAGCCCGTGTGGTTCATCCCCTACGAAAACTGGCGCGGTTGGCGCGATCGCAAACCGTTGCCGCAGCAAGCGCAGCCGCGCTACTTCACGGAATGGCCCGATTACACGCTCGAGTTCGACCCCACGCCCAATGTGCCGCCGAGCGGCGTCGGCAACAATTGGACGCTGGTCATGGACTATCGAAAGACCAACCAGCAGCTCATCAACCAGGGCGACATCCCCGAGCTCCCGCTGCGCTTTCATGAGTTGATCGCGTGGATGGCGGTCGAAATCATCTGCGAGACGCGCGGCTCGACCGCGCTCCTGATCCAACTCGCCAAGCGTGAGATTTATGGCGAAGGCACGCGGCAAGGGCGTCTTTCGCAGCTGGAGTCAGATCAGTTGCCGGCGCTTCTGATCGACACCCGGTACGCCTGATGGCTGACGACAGCCTCAGTATTGCCGGCCTCTCTCTGATCGAGGTGTCCGGCCTCGATCTTCGCAACGCCTCGATTTCGGCGCCGCGCGGCAGCTGCCGCGACATGCTCAATTTCGAGTTCGATCAGGAAGGCGGCGCGCGCCGGTCGAAGGGCTGGGCGAAGTACGACGGCACCGTCATGGGGCCGGACCTTGAGCAGTTCGTCATCATTTCGTATCTGCCGGGCGCCATCGTTGGCACGTTCCAGTACGGAGAGCTCATCACGATTCAGCAGTCGGGCTTTCCGCAGCAGACGATGATTTCGCTCGGCACAGCGAATGTCGGTTTCGGAAACTTCCTCGCTGCTGCGTATCCCTACACCGACTACACGAACTGGGTCGATCCGACCAGCTTCACGACCTCGGCGACGGTGCAGGCGCTCACATCCGGCGCGCAGTTGACTTCGATCCTCGGCGTCCAGGTCATGACCGACCCGACGTTGACGGTCGCCCAATACAACGCGGTCAAGAAGGCGATCCAGGCCAAGCATTCAACGGCTGTCCTGTCGGTTCCCGGCGATCCGTTGCGGCCGATCGACTGCGAGTTCGGCTTCAGCAACGACGTGTACGCGATCCACGATTGCATCGTATGGCCGTTCACGAATGGATCGTCCGCGTCACCTCCTTTGGAGGGGCATTATGTTCGTGGCAACACGGGCGTCCTGGCGGGCTTGACGGTTGGTCGCCTACTTCAAATCAACATCACTGGCGGCGGGGCGTTCGACACCGCAAACGCGACAGGTTATTTCATTTTGTATGACGTGCCGCTCGGTCTTGCTACGCCAGGCAACGGCGATCGTTTCGATCTTTGGAACGCCAACAATACGGCGTTGGTGCAGGCGAACGTCTTTCGATATACGACCGGAGTCGTACTTGCGCCGCGCATCACGCGCGCGTTGCTTTACAAGACGACCGATCAGGTCGCGGCTGTCAAGACGCTGGCCGGCCTGCCGCCGCCGTCGAAGTATCAGGACCGCATCGCCACACAGACGCCGAGCCCGCGCACGTGGACGCGCCCCCGCCTGACGCGAGAAATTCCCTACACGCAAAAGTACGGCGCGCTGGCGAGCGCGGCAGGTTTTGCGCCTGTGGGCGCGAATGACTTTTCGATCTACGAATACACGCGCCAAGGCCTGACGCAGCAGTTGCAGGCGCAAACGCCGATCACAGCATTGGAAAAATTCCCGACCGTTGCCACACAACCGTCCACGGGATGGACAAATCCAAACAACATTTTCGCCGATGACGGCGTGTTTGCAACCAACCCAGGCAACGCGCAGCTTTTGCGCGGCTCGGGATTCGATTTCAGTTTCATCCCGCCGCGCTCACGCATCGTCGGACTTTCGGTTCGCGTGAAGGGTTTGGCGACTGGCACGGCATATTTCCGTGATGTGTGGTTGACGATTCCAGACCCGCAAGCGACGCCTGCATTCGGCACAGGATGGCGCTATGGAGTGATCAACAAAGGTGGCTCGACACCGGCCAACACCTTAACCGCCGTGAACGCGAGCTACGTCTTCGGCGGCAATACGGATTTATGGGGCGAGCAGATCACGCCGGAAATGCTACAAGACCCCAATTTCGGCTTCATGGTCGGCATTGTTCATACGGCCGCAGGAACCCAATCGCTGGACGCGTTTACGGTGACCGTGACGTATGTTCCGCCGTCGCGGACGGTCTACATCCGCAACACGGGCTCGACGACGATTGCGGTCACCGATATCCCGGTCAACATCCTGCACTACTCGATCGACAACGGCAGCTTTACCGACACAAACAATCCTGCACAAGGAATCCTGACATTTTGGGTTCAAAGTACGGCTGCTGGCGCGCTCGCGACCGAGGGTGACGCCACCAATGCCGGCATGGCGCGAGTCATTGGCGCGGGCGAGGAAATCTGGACCGGGCCCGGCGCGACCGGAACGAAGCTCGGCTACACGAATGGCAGCCATTCGCCGATCAGCTTTCCGGGCGGCGCGATGCTCGATCAGTTTCAATCGCGCTACGAAGTCATCGATGCCAATTTCTACGATGATGTGAACGCGCGCGCGGCCTTCATGGTCAACGGCGTCGAGTTCTGCACGATGTTCGACGGCACCTACACGCTGCGCGCACGCACGGGGCGGCCGACCGACCAGGACAACCCGCGTTTCGTCGCGAACCACCTGAGCTATCTGCACCTCGGTTTTGCGTCAGGTGCCGTCGTCAACTGCGGCACGAACCGTCCACTGTCGGTGATCGGCGCGCCGGGCTCGAACACCTACAACTTCGGTGAGCCCGTCACGGGGCTCTTGACGCTCAACGGTCAAACGCTCGGCGTCTGGACCGACCGCTGCACGCGCGGATTGCAAGGCTCCAGCCCCGCGCCGGACCTGGGCGGCTATACACCGATCATCATTTCGCCGGCCATCGGCGCGATCGAGCACAGCGTGCGCTCGGTGCTGGGCGAGGCGGTATGGATGTCCTATCGCGGCGTCGAGACGGTGCGCACGGTGCAGGCCTACGGCGACTTCGAGACGCTGCCGGTGTCGGAGAAGGTGACGCCGTGGCTGCGCGAGCGCGTGCAGACCGACAGCAAGATCGCGACGGCGCCGGGGCGATTGATCTATGCGGTCGGTGTGCGCAATGATCGCCAGTACAAGGCGTTCTTCGGCGACGGCTACGTGCTGACGGTGACGATGTATGGAACCGACAAGGAACCCGAGTGCTCGATTCAGTGCCTCGGCCGCCCGATTGCTGCGGCGACGTTCCCGGATTACGGCGTGCAGACCTATTTGCGCGGCGTCATCCGGCACGTCTACCAGTGCGTGCGCACGGACGGCAAAGAGCAGATTTTCGCGAGCTTCGAGAATCTCTCTCCGGTGCTGATCGGGCCGCCGAACTTCAACTTCCCGTACGTGGTCGAACTCAACGCGGGCCACGCGTGGGACATTGGCCTCGATATGCCGTGCTGGCTCGACTTCAACGGGCTCTATTTCGGCAATCCCGAGCAACAGCAGAAAAACCAGGAAATGACGGTTTTCGTCAACGCGCTCGCCGGCACGCAGCTGCGCGCGTACACGCTCGTCAACTACGACGGCCCGATGGACCCCAGCCCAACGATCGCAAGCGACACCGACATCCACACGACCCAGGTCACGATCCCGCAGTATCCGGCCTCGTCGGCGCGCCTGCGCCTACCGGTGCCGCAGGTGCCCGTGGTGATCGACATCCCCTCGACGGGGCGTATGCTTCGGCTCAGAATCGACGCCAACCAGGACGTTGACAGCGATGTCACCGTGCAGCCGGTCCGCATCACGCACCTTGGATTCCAGCAAGAAGCTGAACGCATCGATAAGAGCTGACCATGGCCGACCTCAACACTCCCCTTACCTACCAAGGCGGTCCCGCGCCGGCCATCCCCGGCACACTCGGGCAATTGCAGACGTACGGCGGCACGGCATTGCAAGCCGTCGATCCGAATATGCTGGTGACGAATCGGCTCAATACGCTGCTGCGAAGCGACAATCCGCTTCTGCAAGGCGCGCGCGGTCGTGCGATGAATTATGCCGCCGCGCGCGGCGCGGGCGCGGACAGTGCCAGCTACGGCTACAACGCCGAAACGGCCATGGGGAATCTCCTGACGCCTTTGGCCTCGGAAGAGGCGCAGACCTATGCCGACACCTACGCCAACAACCAGGACGCACTCAATCAGCGCAATCTCACGCGCATGCAGACCAATGCGCAGATCGCGTCCGCGCAGATCGGTCGCGCGAGCGCCATGGATCGCATCCGCGCCGAGCAGCAGCAGTTCGAGCAGCAGCACGGCTGGAATGAAGAGGATCGGTTGCAGAATCGAGCGTGGGACGAAGCCGACCAGGACACGCAAGCCCGCGCCAGCGCGCGCAGCCAGTTCTTTGGCGACATGTTCTCGACGATCTTCAGCGATCCCGCGTATTGGCGCGACCCGGAAGCGGCCACGGGTATGATGAACGAATACGGCGCCAACTTCGACCAGATGTTCCAAAACCTTTTCCCGGAATACTTCGACACCGGAGGTAGCCCGTGAAGCCTTTCAATGGACCGCGCCATCAGGGCGGTTGGATTGCGCTGGCGGCGGTCGTGGTCGGCGGCGTGCTGTCGAGCGCTTCCGAGCAGGATGCGGCCGACGACAAGGCCAAGAAGGACTACAAGACCGAGCGCGATCTATCCAACCTATCGTTCGAGCAAAAGAAGTGGCTTTCCGAGCAGGACCACAAGTGGACGCTCGAAGACTACCAGCGCGCGCAGAACTACAAAGAAGAAGCCATCGGCGGCTTCCGTCAATATGCCGGCCCGAACGCCGCGAGCCCGACCGGCGAATGGCAAGCGCCGCCCGCGCGCACCGACGTATCGGCCGACACCGAAGGCCTTGCGCAAGTGGATGAAAACGGCCAGCCCTATCTCATCGATCCGCGCACCGGGAAGCCAGTGTTCGGCGCGCCGGCCAAGCCCGGCACTTTGCCGCAGGTCGCGACGTGATGGCTACGCTCCCGAGTCTCCAGGACGAACCCGAGGCTGTCGATAGCCCGCGCGAGGAATCGGCGGAATCGAAGCCGAGCGGCGGCGATCCGGCGCAGGCCATCGGCTACATCGACCCCGGCGTCAGCCCGAAGGTCAAGACGTTCCTCCTCGCCGCCAAAGCCGCGATGCTCAACGAGCAGGGCGCTCGGATGCTGAAGGGCATCATGGGCAAGTCCGAAGATCCCGCGATGGGTATCGCCATGATCGTCGGCAAGACGATCGAGAAACTCCAAGACAAGCTCGGGCCTCTGAACGATCAGGAGCACGATCAGGTCGCCTTCCACCTCACCGGGTGGCTGGTGTCGAGCCTTCAGCACATGGGGATGCCGGGCCTCGATGCGCCGGATGGCCGTCAGGACTTGATGGGCCGCGCGCTGCAAGCGCTAGACCAGGCGACGCAAGGTCCGGCGCCGGGTGCCGCACCGCCACCCCAGGGCGCGCCTGTGCCGCCACAAGGCACAATGCCGCAGATGCAAGGAGGGCCGCCCAATGGCTGATTGGGGGCAAGCCTTGATGTCGGGCGTTGGCGCGGGCCTCACCGCGTACGGCGGTCAGGCCATGAAAGAGCAGTCGGCCGAGGCCGACGAAGCGCGCTGGATCAAGCGCAACGAAATGCTCGAAGCACAGCGCGCGGAAGCGGAAAAGCAGAAGCAGCGCTACCTCCTGGGCCTCAAGCCTCCGGAGTCGCGCACGGTCAAGACGACGGACGCCAACGGCAAGCCCATTCAACGCACCGAGGAATGGGTTCCGGACGTGGAGAAAGGAACCGGCAGCTTCCGCACCATCGGCGAGCAGCCGGACATCAATTTCGAGCGGCTGGAGGAAACCCAGCGGCACAACACCGAATCGGAACAGCTGCGCAGCGCCGCCGATCAGGCGCGCATGGACGCGCAGACCGCGCGCCTTGGCCTGGAGCGCGAGCGCCTGGAGCGCGCCAAGGGCGGCAGCGCCGAGGCCGCGCAGCCCAAGCCCTACACCTTCGGCGACAAGATTCGCTACGGCACGTTCAATGCGCAGGGCGTGTTTGTCCCGGCCAAGGACGAGCAGGGCAACGACATCAGCGGCGACAAATACCGCCCGAGCGTCTTCGCCGAGAAGCGTGCCGCGAAGGCGGAAGGCGTCAAAGGCACGCTGAAGCAGGTGGCGAGCGCGCTGGGGTTGGACGCGATGGCCGATGCGGTGGGCGGCTATGCGCCGAGCACCCCCGCGCCGGCCGCGTCAGGCGCTCCGGCTGCGAAGTCTGC